TCCACCAGTATGATTATAATTTCCAGGATTGTGACTATTATAACTGTTTGCGTTGTGATTGTGATTGGATGTTGGGTTGGGTGCATGTGAACCGGCGGCGTGCGGTCCATGAGGATTATGGCCAGATGGATGCGGATTTCCTGGGTGGTGTCCAGCGTTATGGTTTGTATAAGGGTTCCCCGGGTGGTGGTGAGAAGGATGGGGGGTTGCCGCTATGTGGTTGGTGTGCCTTCCAAGAGTGTGGCCATGCACTTTGTTTGTTGCGTTGTGAACCGAGTGAGCATTGTGCGGACTTTTAGCACTTGGTGGGACTGGACCATGTGGATTTGCTGGGTGATGATCCCCATAATGGGTAGATGCTGAGTTGTGGCCTTCTGGGTTGTGTGTTGAATTGTGACCACTAACAGCGTTTCCATTGTGATCATGGTTAGATGTAGGATTTGGCGCATGTGAACCGGCGGCGTGTTGGCCGTGAGGATTGTGTCCAGATGGGTGCGGATTTCCCTGGTGATGGCCAGCGTTGTGGCTATGAATAGAGTTACCAGAATTTGGATCACTTCTTATAGTATATGGTAGATTAGCGTTTGCGCCGTGATGGTGACCCCCAGGGTTATATCCCCCTGAGTGATTTCCTTCATTGTGATGACTTGATACAACCGCATTGTGGCCGTTAGAAACATTTGCCGGATGTGGTCCCTCTGCATCTAGTAGAGACTTAACGTGAGCAGGTTGGTTTGACCAACTACTTCCAGCGGGGTGTGAGTGAACTCCAGAATTATATCCACTATATGAATTTCCTGCATTTGGATCGGTAGCAATAGTAGCTGGAATAGCAGTCCCTGCTGGGTGGTGATGAGCACCAGGGTTATATCCTGCGGGATAATGACCGGCGTTGTGGTGATTCGTTAGAACTGCGTGATGTCCAAGGTTAACATTTGCCGGGTGTGGACCCTCTGACTGTAAGACCGCTTTATTAACACTAGGCTGATTAGACCATGGGCTATCAGCTGGGTGAGAGTGCTGTCCAGCATTGTAGTGCGCCGTGTTGGAAGGAGCATTGTGAGGTCCACTATAATCTGTCGCATCATAAAATACCGGAACTGCCGGTCTAGCCGGTGAAAAATTATAACGAAAACTATGAGTTGTATTAAAAGCTGGATGTGGTGCGTTTGCAGCTGAATTATGAGCATTATGGACAGATGGATTTTGAGATATGACATCGGGGTCAGAAGCTGGGGGCAGATGATGGCCGGGAACAGCTCCTTGGCTTGGATCATAATTACTAGAAGTTGGTCCAGCGCCGTGATGGTGATATCCCGCATTGTAAGATGCAGGTATGTACGCTGCGTTGTGTGTCGTTATTCTATTGGAATCTGGTTTACTAAAGGGATTAAGAGCCTGAAAGACTCCATTCAGATATGGAACCGGGCTCGGATCATTGGCGCTACCAACAGCAGGATGTGAGTGTGATCCAGCGTTTATACCGGCTGGCCTTAGTGTGCCATCTGTTGGAAAAGGTGCAGAGTTTACTCGATCATATAAATCTGATGGATCATAAACGTCGCCATGATTATGGGTGCTAGCATTGTTGTTTCCTCCAGATATCGCCGCATTATGACTTAACTTTCCACTATTAGAAACTATTGGGCCACTACCAGGTATCGTTCCCGGACCGTGTGTATGTGACCCAGTCGGAATTGAACTGTTTCCAGCATGAACTCCTGCTGGATATGGAGACCCTTCATTGTAAAAGGAGGGAAGATTTGGTGCTGGATTACCATCGACTCCTACTGTCCCGGGATTGCCCTGAGAACCAGGGTTGCCTATAGAATATCCTGTGCCATAACTCTCTATAGAGCCGTTTCCGGAAATAGTTTTTGCAACTATTAATATCACTCCACCGCCCTTACCTCTGATATTTCCAGAGGGCAGAACTGCTGGATTCCCCGGATTTCCAGTTGCACCAGGGTTACCAGGACCGCCCGGTTCACCCACATCCGCATCAGCTTTTTCTCCAGGAGAACCATCCTGACCAACATCACCTTCACCCGGATCTGTTACATCATAAACCTCTTGCTCACCAGCAGCACCACCGCCTATTGAGTAGATTGAGCCATCGGTGGAAATTATATATCCATTAATACTTTTCTCAAGGTCGTGTATATCACCTTCCGATAAACTACCACCGGAACCCCAGGAGTAAAGAAAGTCTAAATCAGATCTACCAGAAATAGTTGAGCTATTTGAAGTTTGAACGATGTTTTGCGGCATTCCGAGCGTACCGTTGTTCGTCAATCTATCATTAACAAATATCCTAAATCCATTAGTAAAAAGGGTCGCGCCCGACTCAATAGTTAAGTTAGTGTAGTACTTGTCAGATTGTAAGTATTCTGTATTTCCCGAAGATATAGTATGCGAGCCATCAGATCCATCGCCAAATATTTCATCAACACCAGAAGTCAATGTTGACTCGGCCTTACTCCTACTGAATTTACTGTTTATCTTTCTAATTTTTTTTGACATATTAAACTACCTGAGAGTAAATAAATGTTCCATCTGAAGCATTTAAGCCACCAGATACATCAATAGATATAGCGCTGTTTATTACTGAATTGGAAGAGACAATGATAACAACACCACCACCGCCACCACCCTGACCAGATGTTCCGGGCGCACTCACGTGTGCACTGCCCAATTCAACAACTATATATCTTGCACACAAGATAACTACACCTCCCCCCTTTCCGACTTGACCTCCTGCTCCTCCCCTTAAAAAGGTAGGAGTTGGAACACCAGCGGTAATTGAGTATCCTTTTATGGCATTAATCGGCTGCCTGTAATAAGACGGGCCACCAGAATCTAAAGAAGGTTGAGTTGCTGGTCTATGCGTAGTTGATCCTCCAAGGCTGTTCAATACAGATTCAGAAACAGAACCCCCCTGCATAATCGATCCAGGAGTTGAAAATCCTTCGGTAAACCCTATTCTTGATTGACTTGACAAAGTCAAAGTATTCTTTACGAAGAGTCTATAGCCAGATGTTTTTAAATGTACACTAGGACCTATTGTCAGATTATAAAAAAACATGTCTCTCGTCATTGTGTATATCTGAGAAGATGGACTCATGCCAGCAACAGCAGATGATCCGTCCAGAGTTACACTACCATCTTCCCCGGATCCATATATTGCGTTAGCTACATCTAGTGAATTTATTAAGGACAGTGTTTCGTCTTCAAGTGATGAAGAGGAGTCAAAATAGCTCTTTCCAACACCGTACCTATTGTTACGGCGAAAGCCTGTCATTAGAACTCCTCTATGCCATTAACTACCATATTTACAGAACCACCTGTATTACATAAGGCTATAATTTGATCAGATGTTCCTGAACCAGCACTAGAGCCGTTATTATTCAACACCAAAGAGGTTGACATTGATACGGTTTCATCCGGGGAAAGCGATAGATCGTGCATTATTAAGTGTGAGTCCGACAGGGTTTGCCCAGCTACTTTACAATATATTTTAACTGTACAGGTTGCAGATGAAAAATTACATAAAGTAATTTCTTTCACTATAGTTACCGTATTTTGAGGAACGGTATAATAGTCATCTGCTATAGTCGTTAGAGTAATGGGGCCAACCAAGCGTTTTTGAACTACTGTCATAATATACCTCAATAAAAATTTATAAGTAATTTTACCACAAAAAAAGAATCTTTTCTATATAGTAACCCCATTAGAGGCTTAGCCAATAAAATCCCTATAGGGGTAAAAAACAGGAAAAATTTTTAAGGCCTGTTTTCATTTAGTAACTTTCTTTCAAAAATGGTTTTAAACAATTTTTACGTGAGGATTTCTTTTCTTCCATCTTATAATATCTATCTGAGAATTTAATAGTGGCTCATTTTTTATATTTAAACTCGTGTTTAATAACACGGGTATCCCAGTACGATATTCCCACTCTTTAATAGTGTGATAAAGTCCAGGATTTTGGTTTTCGTTTACAGTTTGAACTCTTGATGTACCATCAACATGAACTACAGAAGGTATCTGTTCTGGTCTCTTGCACTTAACCGCATACTGCATGTAAGGGGAGGGCTTATCGATTTCAAACCACTCTGAAGCGGATTCTTCTGTTACTACTGGAGCAAAGGGCCTAAACTTCTCCCTATTCTTCACTGTATTGACTATATTCTTAATATTAGGATCTCTTGGGTCAGCTAATATACTGCGGTTACCGAGCGCCCTAGGGCCAAATTCAGCCCTTCCTGATGCAACAGCGACTATTGATTTATTTGTTATTTCAGAAATAATTTTTTCCACAGGATACTCTCCGGGTATATTGTGCCCCAAATATGGTCCATCCCACAAGACATGTTTTTGATTGTATAAAAGAGCTGCCCCAAGGCTGGATCCAGCGTCTCCTGGGCTCGGCATAATCCAAATGTCATCCCAGTGCTTAATCAACCTAGTATTTGCCGAACAGTTTAGGGCACAGCCACCCATATAAACCAAGTTTTTACAACCTGTTAGGTTTCTGGCAAAAGACATAAATTCCATCAACCTGTTTTCAAACACCTTCTGAACTGCAGCAGCTATGTCGAATTTATCTTGTTCTGATTTTATAATAAAAGGAAAGTTATTTACTCCTGTATGAAAATTTTGTACTTGATGATCGAAGGACGGAAAAGAGTCATTTATATAAGAAAAATATTTTTTTGGATTACCGAAACCAGCCATGCCCATTAAAATGTACTCTTCAGTACCAGGAATCAAGCCAAGTAGCTCAGTGTATGCACTGTAAAACAATCCAAAACTTACTGGATATATTAATGAATACTTCTTATGAAGAGAGGACCCCGTCGCATGCCATATGGTTGCAGTCTCAAATTCACCTATAGCATCGACCACAACCACTGTTGCTTCCCTAAATTTACTTGTGTAATAGCCTGCACAAGCGTGAGATAGGTGGTGGTCTGATTGGTATTCTTTTATTTTTTTTAGTGATTTAATATTTTTTTTGTAAAGTTTTTTATAATCACCATTTAGACCACCGTGTATAAATTTTCTAAATCTTTTAGAAATTCTATTTTCGTAGTATGCTATATTTACTGGAGATCCATAAGATGTGGCGTCATTTATAATGTCATCGTTTATATACCAATCATTTTTAATCCTAGAATATCTTTCCGAATGGCCAGCGAATAATATCTTATCATTATCCACCAAGCTAACCGCTGCGTCGTGACTGCAATCATTTATTCCTAATATCATAAAAGTAACCTTAATATATAAATCTTTTTGGCTCTTTATATTTTTCTTTTTTAGTTATTAAAAATAATATTTTCCTAAATACTTTTTTAATTTTCAATACAGTAATTAAACGAAAAATATATAAATTCATATCTTACTCTTTCTTTGAGGGCTCTGAGATTACACTTACATCTGGAAGTGGTTGGTTAATATTGTCTAGCACTTGGCTAGAGACAGGCCTGCCTAAAAATCTTTCGGCGTAGTGTATGTGAGCGTGTATTCCGGGATGAGAATTGTCTGCAGCCGTTCTCCAGTACTTGTTATGTCTAATTGGGTGATCAGAATGGCATCCACAATTATCTATCTCTGCGGTATATAAATTTATTGTGTGAATCAAACTTGAAAATCCTTTTAAATTAAATTTCTCAAAAATATCTATTTCATTAAGAACTAAATCATCACAAATAATATCAGAGGAAATAGTTGATCTTATTGTGTGACCTGCAAGTCCGTCCCAAGATGAAACCCTAAGGTTTATATCCATGTAATTGCAAATTTGTTCAAGTCGTGATATTTCTGTAATGAATTGCGTCATACCAAACTCAACTGGATATATAACTTTATTTCCCAGAATTGTATTATACACATGTGGATGATCTTTAAAGTGTTTTGAATAGCTATTCAGATCAGTGTACCAAGAATAGGTATTGGCGTTGTAGTGGTTTTCGTTGCTTGAGTCCTTTAATTCAACAGCTCTTAACCTAAGTATATCTGGGGTAAGAATAAATAAATTTTTTGGCTTACCGTATTTCTTTATGTATTGAAATATTTTCTGCGTTATATCAGAAAGACTTCGCCCTGGTGAACCAAGAGAGTTAATGTGATAACCAAGTTCCTGAGAAAGAATGTAGGGCCAAGTCCATTTATGCCAAAGTCCACATCCCGCTGTTACCGAACAACCCAATGCCAATCCTTTTGCATCGGATATAAAATCTTCCCCGGGGATACCAATATTATTAACCCTGTAGAACAAATCGTCCACCGGCTTATGCCAGGGAAAACCATCTGCAAAAAATGGAACCTTGCCCTCACATAGATATTTTTTATCCCAGGTAAATTCAGGTAAAGTTTCTTTATCTAAATTATTAACAGCTTCAGAAAAGTTTTTTATATTCAAATTTTGAATATTTATCTTTTTTAGTTTTCTTTTTTTTACAGAGTTACGCATACACTACCAAACTAGCCTTGGGCATACCGGGTGCACTTAGGAAGCCGAATCCTCAAAGCGCCTACTGGTCGTAATTACAGAGGTTGAAGTAGAGGTACAGACAAGAGTTCCACAACTTGAATAAAGTTTTGTTCTCATATTAAGAAAATTTTCATTGGCAGAAATATATTCTACTGAAGCTAAATACCACTCACTTTCTACCTCCCTATTATAATGACTAGATACACTTAGCAAATAAGACAAATCACCCATCTTAAACGGCATGCCGAGAAGTGCACAAGATACATCTGATATAATAGAGTATTGTTGACTAAGCGGAATTTCTTGATTCAAATACTTTACCCAGAATAATTTATCCTTTACTCCATCAGGTTTTTTTGATGGCCATTTTGTCTTAAAGCTTCTTAATATATCGGTTTCTGGTGTCAATTCAAAGAAAAACATCTCATTGCACTCATCGACCGCTTCCATGGCGGGCATCTTGCTAAACTGCTTATCGTAATCAGACAAACTGTAACCACATATGGCCTGTGTAGTCGATACTACTTTAGATTCACTTGTGAATGTTATAAGGTATTGCTCTACGCCACCAGAATATATCTGCTCAACATTTACTTGGACTTCACTTCCACTTTTTAAGGAATCTGCAATCTGCGTATTAAGAGTTACCACCTTAGAGCTTGTTATCGAACTTAAAGCCTCTAAGCATTTTGCCTGATATAAGCCACCCCATAGGCCGCCTATGCTACACTCTTGTTCTTTAACTAAGAAATTTGAACTAAAATATCTTTCCATATCTTCTCATATCCTTCAACTATATTTACTCATAATAAAATCCACCAGAAATAAGGGCGCTTGGAGGACTATTTTTGTGCCATACGTTCACAACCATAACCTGCCTAACGCCACTCATTGTTGGTGTAGCTTCATGTAAGCGCCTACCAGCATTGAAGCATATAAGCCTGTTTGGCCTATGAGCTATTCTCTCTCTTCTTTCTGGAGGAGATATTAATGGATCAATATTTTCTGACTCAAGGGCATTTTCTGGGTAACCTGAAATCACACCTTCGTGCAGCTCTAAGAAACCCGGATTATCGGACTGAGAAAAGCCATACCAAACACAACCATATGCAGGGGCGTTAAACGTTTTATCTTTTTGATATGCAAAAGTGTCCTCGTCTACATGCAATCTGAGATATTGCCCTTCTTTAAACGTTCTAGTCCAATACTCAAAACCACATACTTCTTCTAGTGGAAAAGGAAGAAAGTTATCCTTTGACCATATTTCTTGAACAACTCTTTTCTTAAGAGTATCTGCAGGACTTTTCCACCAACCATCCCAAAACATATATGGTGCGTAGCAATCTGCATCTTCTACGTGAAAATAGTTATTGACCTCTCCAATGTTTTCTATGCTGCCCATATCTTTAGGGAAAAAATTATCATCGTTTTTTATATCAGAAATCAGCTCTTGATCTCTGATAAAGTTATCTATAACTATCATGGATACTCCTCAATTAATTGCACAATATATGCATGTCGTTTTCAAATTGCTGCATAGACTTCTCGCTCTCAGGAAAAGCCCAAAACCCAACGAATTCTCTTTGACCATAAGTAAAGCCACCTCTAACTGCATGATACATTACATTTAGATCAGGAATAACTACATCCCCCTTAGACCAGCTATGCCAGTAGCATTCCGAATTAGACAACTCCTTAATGGTATCGTGTATTTTATATACAAGTCTTTTATATCTTATATTATTTATAGTACCTGGGTCTTTACCCTTAAACTTATGAAGCTTTTGATACTTAGGACCTTTTGCGTCGATGCGAAGACAGTCATAGTCATAAAGGGGGTGCTTAGAAATTGCTTCATGCGGATGTATAAATTTACCTTCTTCTATCACGCCACTATGGATATGAGCAATTAAACAATTATATAGGAATGATATTTCTTTATTGGTTAATTTATTAAACACAATTCTAGAATCTATAAAAGAAGTTTTTCCAGAATAACTATCGCAATCAAACTTTGTCATATTCCACGCCGAAGCAACCTGTGGAACCTCGTAGTTTGTGCACTCTAAATGGTATGCTAAAATAATTTCATCAGGAGTATTAGGCTGGCCTGATGATTTATATTTATTCAATAACTCAGTATGATCCTCTATATACTTACCATGAAATTTGTTTTGACTATTAGGAAACCATCCTAAAATATCACCCAGAGTGCTTAGAAGTAGTAGTTGATCATCTTCTGTTAGATTCATTTCTTTAAATATTAAGATTCCATTTTTCGTAAACTCTTCTGCATAGAAGTCTATGCTGCTAAGAGCATCATCTAAAGTAACTCTGTACTCTGGTATATCTAAACCTAAATAATTTTTCACATGCTCTCCTCTGGCCTATAGAAGGGTAACGTAAAGCCAAACTGATATCTTGTAAAGATTCTTTCATCATCCTGCCACCCTGCTTGAAAAGAATGTATAACACTTCTGTTGTCCCAAACAACTAGAGATCCCTCATTCCATGTGATGATGTCCATGTTATTATAATCACTCAAATAATCTTTAACATAAAGCCTATATTTATCTTCCATAGTTTTATTTTCAGGAAAAAAAGAATATTTCTGACTCATTAAAACGAAATGATTAAAACCAGTTACCTCATGTGTCATAATTGATGGGAAAGCTCTAAGTGGCTTAACTAAATCATCATTGGAAACATACGGTATTTTACCTTCATTTTCATAACCCATTAAATCTATAAAATATGTTCCTTTCATCCAGTCCACTAAATCTCTTGGAGCATTATCTAGCATCTTTTTTGTATCTACAAAAAGGGTTTTACTCAAATCCCTATCGCACTTTAAAGTGTCCATTCTCATAGAGATAATTACTGGAATTTGACAATGAGGATTCTCGGCTAAGGAATTGTCACAGTGCCAGTTCCTAAAAACAAAATCTTCTTGTTCATCTACAGTTATGGAAGAAGGTGCTCTCAATAACCCCTCATGCTGCTGATTATTCAAATACTCCACCCTACGATCTGTGCATTGTTGATCTAGTAGAGGCAAAAAATCTGCTATTTCTTCGTGACTCAACTCTACGGTGTTGAAAAATAGCACTTTTTCATTTAGGAGATCATCTTTGTATATTTCTATATTAGACGCAATGTCATCCTGCGACAGTGTATCATAAACTTTCATTAACACCACCTTCCATAGAGTCTCTTATGAGATTGGGCATCCATATTTTGTAGGGATTCTCCATGCCGATAATTTCTTGTTCATTGCTAAAATCAACTCCATAGCACGCCATTGTTAAAAACGCATATCTATTACCAGAAGTAACAGGAAACACTTGATGTCTACCTATGTAATTAGACGGATACATAATCACATCGCCCGCCTTAGGCTCATATGAGTAGGGTATTGAAGGAAAGTTGATTTCCCCACCCTCATAATCTTTCCCGCAGGTGTTTAAATACAGGTTTGTACTAGTGCTGTTATGCATTGATACTTGGCTTTGTGGTCTACTATTCCACTCCCAAGGAATTTGATCATCACAGTGTGCCCCAATATTTTGGCCGTTTTCATATCCAGCTATGTGACCTCTAGGTCTCCACCAAGCAGTTGTAGCTGCGTCTGGAAAATACTTACAGTATTCAACTAGAGCAGTATATATAGCGTCTTCGCACTGCTGAACAAAGTCTAACCACTCTGGCTTAGGATCTCTATCAACCTCTTTACCTTCAAGATCAAGAAATCTTTGGGGCGCAAGACTGACATCATCTAATTTAAACTTAAAACCTGTTTTATTTCTCGCATATCTTACGCCATCTTCTTCGTAATAAGTAAAAGAGTCTTCTTCGTTTTTTTTAAGCCAGGCTGTGTATTCGTTTACAAGATCATTATCTATATCTATTACATTCTCACAGAGAACCACGCCCATACCCAAATGTTTTGATTTCATTTCTTTACCTCACGTATTTAAATTGGTAACCTTAAACTGATCTGAAGATTCATCATATCCCTTAGAAATTAAATAGGATCTATAATCTTCTCTGAGCGTTGGAAGGTAAACGTTTGTACTAATCTTACCTAGCTCTGGCTCTTTTAATGGATCGCACACAGCCTCATAAACACTTGGATTAGGAGTTCCCTGACTATACCAGCCAAGATAGCTAACCCTATGCCCCTTTCCAACTGGTTTAACTTCATGGGCTGCGACGTAATTGGATGGAAACATCATTATGTCTCCAGCTTTTGGCTTGTAGTCGATATCTAAATAATTAAAATAGTGATGACCATCAGTGAAATTATTTCCATCTAATTCATCCTCCGAATCCACAGAAGAGTTAACGTAGACTATACAGGAAACAACATTTCTTAGGGCTAACTCATTGGTTGTCTGGTGGACACCATAGATATACTCAGCGCTTATATCTGAGTGACTACCCAGGTAAACCCCCTCTTTATAGGACACTACATGGCCCTTAACCTTCCACCATACGCAGTTATATGCCAAGGGAAACATCTCAAAGTATTTTAATAGGTATTTATCTTTTGAGTTCTCTAAGAAATCGAATAGAGTATGAACTTCCTCTCTACCATCCTGGTGCATCATAGATGCTCTTCTGGGCATTGAGTCTACAGACTCCTTGCTGAATAGATACCCACTTTTATTTAGGTATATTTCATCACCCGTTTCAGGGTCATTAGTTAAAGTATACATGTCGGCGTGCTCTTCATCAAGGGCTCTACAAAAGATTTCATAAGTCCAATCAAAGTCATAGCTTACGGCATTACGAAAGATAACTACGCCACCACCAAGATGTTCGCCGTCTACATCATTGAAAATCAATTAGCCACCTCTTTTTTTGTGTTTGAACTATGAAATACCCTATTAACGGGAAGTAGTTTGTGTTCATCGTAACTTTCACCATAATATTGTATCACATATTTTCTGTAATCCTCAAATAAATCTGGCATCCAGGTTTGACCACTAGTTGTATTGGGACTGGGGTATGAAATATTTACTCCCCTATCCTGATCAGAGGATCCTTGACCAAAATATTCTAAAAATGCATACCTGTTACCAGCAGATACTTCATCTACCTGATGAGCACACATGTAGTTTCCAGGAAACATTAAAATGTCTCCCTTTTCAGGAGTATATGTTACACCAGCATAAGGGAAGGTTATTTTTCCACCGACAAAGTTATCGTCATCTACCGTGTCTTTTGAGGAGTTAAAGTATGTTATTGCAGCCAGCACATGACGTATACCAAGCTGAAAGTCTGGCTCAAAACCAGGAGAGAAGTTAATATCATTGTCGCAATGTAGACCTAGATCTGAACCTGGCCCGTACGCTAAAACGTGACCATGGGTTTTCCACCACAGACACGGTAGCACCATTGGGTACATCGATGCGTACTCGATCATTGACTGGTATATTGCCTTTTCGCAGCTCCTAAAAAAGTCTGACTGCCAGTCTTGCGTGCAAGAATCATAGAAATCTGTTATTCTACTACAGTTTTTGTCTATATCTTCAAGCTTAAACCTATGACCACTCTTGTTAGTCGCATATATTTGATTGCCATTTTCATCACATACATAAGAGTAATGCTTTACCTTAGACTCTTCCTTAAGAGAATATAGGAAGGATGTTAGTTCATCGGGTACATTGATTTTATTTTTAAATAAAACTATACCACTACCTAATGGCTCTGCACCAAATGGTAACATGAATTAACCCTCTTCTATTATTACCGGGTCAGTACCGCAATTAGCTGCATCCTCTATATTTAAACTCTCTGCCTGGTGTGTCTCACCGTACTGAGCAACGCATCTACCCTGATAAACTGGATTTATACCTATATTGGTTTCCTCTCCAGTGGTAAATCTTGAGTGTTCTGATTTACAGTATCTTTCGTAGTCATCGTATATTGAGTTCATCCACATAGCGGGACACCACTGGATTGAGTCTTGCGGCTCAACAATTTGAATGTTTGCTTCGGCGTGCCCGGAACCCTGACCAAAAAATGATAAATAACTATATCTCACTCCACCAGTCATTCTATCAACCTCGTGGGAGGCCATATAATTAGTTGGAAAAAATACTATATCACCCTTTTGAGGTTTATAATCCACGTCCAGATGGAAGAATCGTAGATGTCCGCCCATAAATGTATTTCTTCCATCCATCTCTTGCTCTGTGTCAACACAATCATTTAGGTAAACTAATGCTCCACAAGTTTGTCTTGCTGCCATCTGTCCTCGCGGCATGTACCGTACACCTTCGGTAACCTTGTAGTTGGTGTCGTTATCACAGTGAGCACCCAAAACCCCTTCACCTTCGTATCTAAGTATGTGGCCACGATTTCTCCACCATAAGCAACCTACTATCAGTGGGTAGTAGTCTGTATACCTAATCAGGCATTTATATATGGTTTCTTCCATGCCAAAAAAGAAGTCGCGCACAACATCTGGGGTCTGATCGTGTATTGGATGAAGAATCCGTACGGGTGTAGCAGGTATGTCTTCTGGCCTATACCTAAATCCATCTTCGTTAATACCATATTTTTCACCGTCTTCAGCCTCAATGTACTCCCATCTGTGATGGTGAGAAATTGAAGCCATTTCATCTAGATAATCGAATACTGGATCTCTATCAAACTTGAGAACGTTACGAAAAACTAATATTCCAGGACCAATTACCTCAACATGATACTGTGATATTTCTTTGATGTCTTCATCCGTCAGCTTTGGTGTATCAGGAAAAGCTGAACTAGCGACATATCTTCTGCCAACTTCATTTTCGCTTGTGGGATCATGAACTTGATCCTCTAGAACATTATTAGACACTGTGACCTCTTTCTATTTAACAAAATTATAGCATAATACTACAAAAATTACCACTCGCAGTTTAGAGATTTTATACCATTCACCCATTCACTTCTTAGATATGAAGGTTCTTCTACTGAACAAATTTCAGGGAGCTGTTTACGTAATTCATTGAAAGAATGATATATCTGTCTTCTGGCTAAATTTGCACCGAGGCAGAAATGTGGACCACCTGCACCAAAAGAAAACTGCCTATTTTCAAAACTTCTTCTTACATCAAACTTCATAGGGTTATGAAAATAATTTTCATCCATATTAGCAGAAAGGTAATACATAACTACCTTATCACCCTTTTTTAATTGAGTATTTTTTAATACACAATCTTCTGTTACAGTTCTTCTAAAGTGTATAACTGGAGTACTATACCTAGCCAATTCTTCAATTGCCGACTTACTTAAGTCTTCAAAATTATTAAACCAATCTTCTCTCTGCTCAGGGTTTTTTGTTAAAAAATCAAGACCATGACTAATAACATTCTTAGTAGTCTCACCTCCGGCCATTACCAGTAATAGAAAAAATGAACAGAAATCATCAAGGGAAATTCTTTCTCCATCAACCTCTGCATGCAGTATTGCACTGGTTAGATCTTCGCCAGGATCTTTTAGTTTGAGTTCTGCAAAGCGCTTCGCATATTCGAAAACGCCGTATGCCGACTCAATAATATTATCAAATGTCATTTCAAAATCAGGGTCCATTTGTCCAGCTACCCTATTTGTATAGTCATTAAGTTCAGCTACATCTTGAGTTGGTATGTCCATCATTTCACAAATAAACTCCATTGGAATTCTAGATGAAAAATTCTTAACAAAGTCACACTTACCAGATGGATTATTTTCTACCATTTCCCCAATAACTTGCTGAACTTTTAGTTTTACATTTTCTTCTGTTAGAGTTATAGATTTTGGTGTAAATGCCTTAGATATTATTGCTCTCATTTTGAAGTGTTCAGGGTCATCCATATTTACCATGGAGCCAAAGAATCTAGAAACATCTAAAGGTAAGTTTGGTATATTGGTACCTTTAGCCGAGGAGAACAATGATGGATTTCGACTTACAGCTTCCACATCTTCATAGTTTACTACAGCATGGAATCCAGAACCAAAATCTACGTTCGCCTTAGGAAAAGTGTATGGTTCATAATAGATGAGTTGATTTTTTTTTCTTAGTTCCGAAAAGAGACTGTCTCTTAGTAATCTATCTTCGCTATTAGAATAAAGACTATATATCCAAGAAGAGCTATTAGTTACATCAATCATATTTTAAATAACCAATTATTTTTTAATTGCCACCTGGAATCCTATTGTATTTGGAATATGATATGAATACATATTTGGATTATCCAAGAACTTATCAAACACGGGAACTATTGGTTCAATAAAATAATCTTCCCCATAAAGTCTACCATTTTCATTAGCGTGTGGCATGTATATCACGCCACCTGAGTTAAGGGAATTTATGTAGGCATCAACTAGGTTCAGATCGATAATAGCATCGGATGATTGAAGATGCATGAAGTCATACTGCTCTGTTGTAGAGTCTAAAATATCTTGATAATCTATTGCGGAATACTGTATATCGAAAGGATATGATTGTAGGTCTCTAACAAAATTTTCAAAATTGTAAAGACATTCATTATTTAAAAATGTTAAATTACATCCTCTCTGGGAAAGTAGCGCCACCAAATCAAAGTGCCGATCAGGAGAAGATATAAGAACATTATTGGGCTGAAGAATATCGCATAGCATTTGAGCGTAGATGCCACCGGATATGTAACTTTGTTCTCTCCATCCAGTAATGTCTCCAACATACAAATCCCAAACATGTATATAGAAATCTGCACCAACGGCTATACTTCTTTTGTCGGTATTTATAGATGTCCAATAGGAGCTTATTAGGTTAGCTGCATCCACCATTACTTCCCAGTAATCATAATCCAGCTCCAAGCACGAATATGAACTTGATTCTTTTGTAATTATATTGGTTATTAATGTTTTATTGTTTAATACTTCATCCATTTTCGAGAGCCACCTTTGCCAAGTTATATCTAAACCATATTCTTCTGATATTCATTACCAAAAGAATACTCATCTCTTTTAATACCAATTCACTTTCTGTGTTGAAATCATTAGTGTTATCAACTCTAATGTATGGATAGGTTTCACGTATTGAATTTACTATTTCGTCAATAGTTATTGAATCTACGTCATCCTCAGAGTAACCAACTAACAATAGGACCTCCAAAAGTTTTTCCCTTAAGTATTCATAGTCCTTTAGTGGGTTATACAAGTTTGTTCTAACTGCCTGATCGAAAGCCCTAATACTCATGTTAATCTATTATCCTCTATTTTCTCGGAATCTACCTTTTCTTCATCTAAGTTTACACAAAGAAAAGAAAGATTATCTTCTAATGTCCACGACACATAGTGCGGATTAAACTTTATGGCGAGGTCGTCAATATACCTTTCGTTAGGCTCTTCGTCGCTAGCGTGAAGGATTCTGTCTGAGTCGGTTAAATCTGTTAAATCTTTTGTTGTTTTTGCAGCCTCTTTAGGAAGATGTTCTACGCCATCATTTGAAATGGTAAATCTCTTCATACTATTCTCCTAAAGAATCTCTTAATGTCAACATATCTTTTAGACACTTAAAAGAAGTGTAGGATCTATCATCTTCAGACACGGGGATATCCATGTCTGAAGAAACTGTACTAACATCTAATTCTAATGACGTGCACAGTCTTTCTATGTATTGATTAAACCAATCAATTGACCTAATTTTTGCATCAAACATAATAACCTCACATTTAATTATATTAAAGAATTTGCTCTATACTTAATAAGAGAAAATACATCTCCAACACTAGCAAGCCAGTCATGGAAACTTTGGGGACAGGCAGGGGATAGTTCATTAACTGTTATTGATCCAGTTTTAATATATTGAGCCACCTGTTGATCCGGCAGATTTAATAAATCTGATACTACTTTATTTTGTGAATCAGAATAATCTAAACCAAAAATACTTAAGAACTCATCGGCCAATACTGCTACTGGCTCTGATGAGCCCAACTCTCTTCTTGCCCATTGCCACTCAAGCAGCAGCTTAAACAGTTCATGTGTACTAAAGGATGTTGCGTACGGATGGGTGAGATATCTGTCCTCACAAAACTCCCTAGATTCTGCGTGAACATAGGCTATAGCTGAGTGCCCAAGAACATGAATAAACATTACCTCATTGTCTATCGAGTGCATGAGTTGTGTGTTTTGTTTGACATTATCAATTCCCCTATTCCACATAAGGGAGTTTAAAATATTTTCCTCATTATAATATTCTTCCATTAGAACTGGAAAAAACTTATCATTTAGCGAAGGACTATTATTGGGTAGAAGTGTAGCATTTTCGCAGAAGCATGAGTGAGCCATCCAGTAAGATTCACCTTCAATAAATGACTTAGATTTCCAAAACGAAACAAAGGAAGAGAATCTACCATCTTTATGATCTGGTATTTCGTTTGGTTCTGGTCTAAAAATGTTCCAATAATTTATTAATAAATCATAAGGTTCACAAAAAAAATCCCGACTTAAGCCAAGAGAATTTATTAATGATTCTAGCTTTTCTTTGTCATTATTTTTTTTAGACTGAATTAAAGAATTTCTTAGGCTCATTATTACCTCCACGCATCATAGTAATAGTAACTAACCCAATACTTCATCTAAACATTCTCTAATTGTCCAACTTTCACCAGTGGTGAGGGGAACCGTATCCAACGGCATGGTCTGCCAATTGAATCTACCTATTAGAGTTCCTGATCTACCTACAACAAACATCTCCCATGAGTGAGGTATTCTTGCTAAGGCTGCACCTTCTTTATTCCAGCCATCTTGAGCTGACTGTGAATTATCAGCCATATTATCAGACTTATTTCTCAATGCTTTACCCTTTAAAAGGGAATATACTTCACACTCGTTGGGTCCATTTACTTCTATTTTTTCTGAAATAGGAAATTTTACGAATGGATATACTTCTTTCATAAAAGAGCTTATTTCCTCATTTGTTCCAGATTCCATTAGGCCTTGGGCAAATTGATTGCAGGGAAAGCCTGCAACGCTAAAACCTCTGTCCTCAAACTCTTCTTGCAATTTCTGCAGTTGCCAAAAATGCCTAACCGTTCTCGCATAAGACCAGAAAACTGAACACTGGGGATCATAATTAAACTTAGAAACAGTATTAACCACAAGTGTTACCTTGCCTTTAAACTGCTCCATAAAATTATCTTCACCATCTATTGACTTAAGTTCTACATCGTATATTGACATTATGCGACCTCACAAACTGATTCAAGATAGACTTCATCTAAAGTAGGATCTTCTATTTTTACTAAGCATCTGTCTTTCTCTAAGGAGAAAATTAACCTACAATCAAATGGCGTATTTAATTCTCCCTCTGCCAACAGTAGGTCTTCATCATCTATAACTATATTCAGATCAGCAGAGCCCTTAAAGATAGATAAGGTTAATTTAGATTCACTCTTCTCAAGAGAAAACTCCTCATCACCAAGTGGTGTAATCACTTTCATTTTAGCTGGAATATTATCCATTGTATTCAACCTCTTTCATCTCAGGTTCCCCTAGTTTAGGTAGATTATCGTGTCTAGGACCTATTCTCTCCCCCTTTTCGTTTAAACCCGTGCGTATTCCATTCATCCAGGTCCAAGGCTCTTCACGTAACTTCTTCATTTTGGCGTCACTGTAGGCCATTCTCTCGTTCATAAGATCTGGCTTATCCCAAAGATATTCAACTTCAATCTCCATCTCCGGCATTAGGTTAGACGGATATACCATAAAGAATATAAAGGGCATTCCGGCTGGGAAGACAACTGGTTCATTAACTTTAGTTATTTTCCAACCGGCCTGAACCTCATCAGGCCACCAATCTGAAGGTATACTTGCCGTAAGCGGAACTGCCCCATCAATAAAATAGTTTGGTGAACCACTAATCCAAGTGTGAAATCCTGGCTCCGTCTTAAACGCCCAACCAATATGAAAATCAATCATACCTATTTTATTACAGTTGGCGATAGCTCTACCTCTGTAGGTATCACCTTCAACGATTTTAGGGACGCTGTTGCCACCTTCCCAAGTGACAACAACGTCCTGCTGCAAAATGGCTTCCCATCCATTTACATTTGCAGCACTGAGTGGAAGGCATCTATAAGCATGTTTGTTATAGGTGTCGTCCATCCAGTCTCTTTTCAGTCTCGACTGCTTTATCTCAGGCGAGATTTGATGTGTTCTTATTAAGGTTAGCTTAGACATTACTTTGCTCCGGCCACGTATTTCTGATAGTTACCCATGTTTGACATGTCCGCACCATTAGCTTGCCATTGCTTCCAGCTTTCCATTGCATAATTTTGTATCTCTTCTCTTATTATTTCCCTAAGAGAACTATCATCCATTGATACATTAGATCTATTTACCAAGACTGGTTCTCCAGAACCATAAACAACAGGAGCATCTTTATCTACAACCGCTGGTTCATATGGCTGATTGTTGTTGTGTCCAAAATCTCTAGAAAATCCACCGTGCTGATGAGCATCGTCGTTGTAGTCGAACATTGTTACAGCACTATACTTAACGCCAGATTTAACCGGCTTAGACGAGTGTGCGAAGATGAATGTTGAAGGGAAGAACACCGAGTCACCAAACTCTGGCTTCCACTCTAGATCTAGATAAGGAAAATACAATTCTCCACCATCATATTCATCATTCAAGTATGTTACGCATGATATGGTGCATATATAGGAGAAGCCATGATCAGTATGGACGCTGAAGTGTTGGTTCGGCGTATACTTAACAAAATTTATTGCTTCCATATAATTCATTTTTACGCTATACTGTGATTGATAGTCTTTGAGGCATTCTTTTTGAGCGTCTGCAACTGTTGTATATATGTCTATGATGTCAGAAAATTCTTTTGGTGTGCCAGATATATAGGATTCATCCATTTTAAAATCCACACAGTCTCTATAATCTGGCATCTTTACGCCTTCGCCAACGAGAGATTCGTGCCACCTAAAATATTGATGAGAACTATCATCTAAAGCTGCGTGCAGTCTTGCTGGTATATTGGCGTCCTTATCGATTGTATTTTGATAAACTTTTATTCCCAATTTTGGGTCGCCCAGGTTGTAATACTCCACTTTTTCTCCTATTTCTTATTCTTTTATAAGGTGCCAAAAACAGGTAGAAACCCACCTATTTCCAGATATCAATTCCGTTACTTCATGTATGTGTTTTTCATCTGAAGGAAAGTAAACGGCAGAACCAGCTATTGGTTCTATTTCGATTTTTAATTCATTAAAAACCAGTTTACCACCTTTAAAATCATCAGTCAAATATATCAAAGAACTTACGTCTCTACTAGGGTAGCCTGAAAAAGTTTTTAAATTAGACCATGAATCAACATGAGAGTGTAATGCCCATCCCTCCCTATATCTTACGACGGCAGAATGATTTTCGCTTCCTACACTGTAAAAGAAGTCTTTTTCTATTTCAGATTTTAGTATAGAAACCTTAGAATTGTAGGCATCTATTACATGTGGAAATATACTACTGTCTACAGACTCAACCTGAACTATGTGATTTCCATTTTGGTCTTCTTGCCATTTTACTTGCTCTAAAGCTAATCTTATTTCACTAAGTTCTTCTTTGGAAAAAAGATTATGGATTATATGAACTTTATCAAAGACTGTTTTTTTTATCATAGAATATTAGTTATGGTATAAAAAGATGGCGTTGTCCATCTTTCGCCAGATATCATCTTTTTAACACCGTGTAAATAATGTATATCGCCAGGATGGGCTACCGCCATACCCGCTTCTATTTGTAGTTCTATATCAAATTCAGGATAATAAAATTGACCACCCTCAAAATCACTATTCCAGTATATAATAGAATTAATATCATATGTTGGAAAAGGGTTTGGCGAACCATCGTTCAACTGCTTATCAGCATGAGGTTGCTGCTCGTTTCCCGGCAACCACCTAACCAGCACTGGTGGTCTTTGGTATAACTCCACGGAAAATTTAACCTCAAGAAGATTCTGCATCTTCTTTATGTATTTATCTATTAGGTTAAATATATCTGGATTTAATTCTTGCAGTATTCTACCGGAGCACATTCTATCCCACCAATAGCTGGAGTCATAGGTGCAAGTTCCATCTTCATTATACTCATCTTCCATTGGATTCTCCCATTTATCAATGTTGGGGAGAAACTCTTGAAGAACGATCAGATCTTTTTCTTCAACGAAGTTTTTTTCTATGACTATATTGTCAATAGAATTTCCAAAGTATCCAGGTTCTATAAGTGATTTTTCAGACTGTTCATTCATACAAACATTATAGCATAGCCGTCCTGGGTAATTCAAACTCCCAGGATGGCTATGCTAGACTTGTCACTTAAATCTAGGCGGGAAGAATGGTGGGAAGAATGGCGGGAAGAATGGTGGGAAATATGGCGGGAAGAACGGTGGGAAGAATGGTGGGAAGAATGGAGGGAAGAATGGTGGGAAATATGGCGGGAAGAATGGTGGGAAGAACGGCGGGAAATAAGGCGGGAAGAACGGTGGGAAGAACGGAGGGAAGAACGGTGGGAAGAACGGTGGGAAATAAGGCG